GGCGGCGGGCTCTCGATCAGCTCCCCGCAGACCGCCGATGGCGCGCACGGCGATCTTGTGAGCGCGTTCGTCGGGAGCCTCTGGAAGGCCGTGCAGGGCGCGAGCGTGACCGAAGCGCCCGACCCGCCCGACGCCATCACGCTTCACACCGACTACTGACCCCTCGTGGCCCTCCTCGACCGACTCTCGACGCTCGCAGACGCGGGCTACGAGTACGCGCTCGCGCGGCTGCGCCCGGCGCGCGGCGACCGCGGGGACGCCCTCACCGCGCCCGCGCCGTGGACCGACCGCGACGTGCAGGTGCTCGGGAGCGCGGCCACGCCCGAGACGATCACGCGCATCATCACGAACCGAAACCGCGGGGAGCTGCGCGACTGGGCCGACCTCGCCGACGCCGCGCGTCGCAGCTTCCCGGTGCTCCACGCCGAGCTCGCCACGCGCGAGCAGTCGGTGCAGGAGACCGACTTCGACGTGGTGCCGGGCACGGGCTCAAACCAGCGCGCTGCCCGCCGCGCGGCCGACGCCTGCAAGGCGCTCCTCACGCACTGGCGAGCCCGCGAGGATCAGGCCGACGAGTACGGGTCGTGGGAGCGGTGGGTCGCGCAGTGGACGGCGGCGGCCTACTACCCGCTCGCGGCCGACGAGGTGGTCTGGATGCGCGACGGGGCGCTCGTCGTGCCCGAGGCGTGCGCGCGCATCGCCGAGCGGCGCCTCTCGCTCGCGTCGGACCTGTACGACCCGAACCCCTGGGCCCCGCGCCTCCTCGACGACGCGCAGGCCAACTCGCCCTTCTTCCGCCCGCCCTACGGCGTGCGCATCGACGAACTCCACCGCGACAAGATCGTCCTCCACCGCCGCCGCGTGGTGGGCGGGCACCAGGCCAGCGAGGGCCTCTTCGCGGTGCTGGTGTGGTTCTGGTTCTTCAACACCGCGAGTTGGCGCGACCTGATGCGCCTCCAGGAGATGCTCGGTGTCCCGCCCGTCGTCGGCTACTACGCCGCGGGGGGCGCGAAGGAGGACGGGTCGTCGAAGAAGATGAACGGCGACCGCAAGGCCACCAAGCAGGAGCTCGACCTCGCGCGCTCGACGCTCCAGATGATGACGGGCGCCCTGCGCGCCTTGCTCCCCGACACGATCACGCTCGAAACGCTCAAGTACGACCTCCCCACGAGCCCCGTGCAGCTCGCGACGAGCGAGCGCATCGAGAAGATGGTCGCGCGGGTGGTGAACGGCACCGACGGCGTGGGCTCGATCGTGCCCGGCTCGCGCGCCGCGCAGCAGGTGGCCGCCGAGCAGGCGATGACGCCGTACCGCGCCGACTGCCGCTACGCCGCGCGCGTCGCGACGATGCTCTTCGCCCGCTACGTCCGCGCAAACCCCGACACCTTCGGCGCGTCGTGCCCCCTGCCCCTGTGCGTGGCGCGCACCGACCCGCCGAAGGACCCCGCCGCGGTGATGAAGCTCCTCGCCGACGCGCAGAAGCTCGGGTTCCGCATCCCCGAGGCGTGGGCGCACGAGGCGACGACGATCCCCGTCCCGGGCCTGCGCGAGCGCGTGCTCGGCGACCCGCCCGAAGGCACGAACCACGACGCCCCGACGCAGGAGGCCGCGTGAGCTCATCCCATCCCTGGACGGTCTTCGCCGCGAGCGGCGACAAGTACGCGTGGTGCACCACCTTCGAGGACGCCGTGAAGCACGCGGCGAAGGCGGGCGAGGGCGCGACGATCGAAGGCCCGTGGATGGAGCGCCTCGTGCTCGCCACGCCCGCGACCGCCGCCCTGGCCGAAGTCGAGTCCGCACTCCTCGCCGCCGTGAAGCGCAACGACATGCCCGCCGTGATCGCACTCGCCCACGCCCTCACCGCGCTCCGCGCGACGCCTGCCGCCCCCACGAGGTGACCTGACATGCCGACCACGCCCGAAGCCTTCGCCCGCATCGCCCTCCCGTTCGGCTGCCCGCCCGCGCCCGCCGTGCAGAAGGGCCGCCTCTGGGTCGCTGAGGGCGTCGTGGGCCGCGCGTGCCCGCTCGACGAGACCGACGAACCCGTGCGCGTCATCGGGCGTACGCAGGACGAAGCGAACGCCCTCTACCGCGATCAGGTGGTGTTGATCGCGCAGGAGAAGGCCCCGCTCCTGCGCGCCTACACCGACGACCAGCGCACCCTCGTGGAGCGCAACGACGCCGCCCTCTACGCGCTCGCCCAGGTCTGAACCCTCCCCGCCCCATGCCCGACCCCTCGCCCCCTCCGCCCGTCGGCCTCGCGGTGGTGCTCCCCGTGCCCGCCGCCGTGGCCGCACGCGTGGCGCTCCCGGGAGGCCTCCCGGCGTCCGAGCTGCACGTCACCCTCGCGTACCTCCCGGCGTTCCCCGCGGGCGACGCGTCGGCGTACGCGCGGCTCCGCACCGCCGTGGCGGTGTGGGCGCTCCTCGGGGTCGCGCCCCTCCCGGCCACGCTCGGCGGCGTCGGGCGCTTCGCGGGGTCGGCCGACGAGGGCGACGCCTTCCACCTCACCGCGGACGTGCCGGGGCTTCCGGCGGTGCGTGAAACGCTGGTGAAGCTCCTCGCCGCGCAGGGCTTCGAAGTGTCCACGGCGCACGGTTTCTCGCCGCACGTGACGCTCGCCTACCTCGCGCCCGAGGCACCCTCTCCGCTCGATCGCGTGGACCCCGTGTCCGTCGTCTTCGACCGCGTGTCACTCTGGCAGGGCGCGCAGCACGACGACGTGCTCTTTCGGCCGCCGCCGGTCGCGACGCTGCACACGACGCCCGAAGCGTCGCTCGAAGCGGCCGTCCCGGCGCGCTACGCCGACGTCGACTTCACGCCGCCCCAAGGCGTGCGCGACGCCTGCCGTCGCGGGGTCGCGCTCCACGAGGCCGGGCAGACCGGGGACGGGCTCGAACCGGCGACCGTCGCGTGGGCGCGCAGGCTCGCCGCGGGCGAGGCCGTGAGCCCGGCGAAGGCCCGACAGATGCGCGCGTTCTTCGATCGCAACCCGCGCTTCGCCGACGAACCGAAAGACTCCGCGGCGTGGGCCTCGTGGCAGCTCTGGGGCGGTCACGCGGGCGACGCCTGGAGCCGAAAGCTGACCGACCAGATGAACGCACGCGACCTCACCCTCAGCGCCCTCGTGTACGGCGCCGCCGTCGAGCTCTCCGTGCCGCCGACCGACGGCGCGGGCGGGCCCTGGTGCGTCCTGGCGTACGAGGTCGAGCTCAAGGGCTACCGCTTCGCCGACGGCACGCACGCGAAGATCACGAGCGCGGACATCGACCAGATGGTCGCGAACTTCGCGCGCTACCCGAAGGTGCCGCTCGTGTTCGAGCACGCCGACACGCGCGAGGGGATGCCGCCCGAGTGGGCGACCCCGAAGGGCTACGTCGTCGCGCTCCGCAAGGGGACGATGGCGCGCACCGTCGGCGGCAAGATCACGACGTGCGCGACGCTCGAAGGGCGCCTTGACGTGAGCGAGGACATGCGCCTCGCGATCGTGGGTGACCGCGAGAAGGGCGTCATCGCGCAGTGGCCGTTCTGTTCGATCACGACCGCGAAGGGCACGAACGAGGAGACCGGCGAGGCCGTCGGCACGGTGCTCTGGAGCGTGTCCCTCACCGCGCACCCGCGCCTCGCCGACCTCCCCCGCCTCGCCGCTTCGAAGGATCCACCCACGATGAACGGAACCAAGACCCCTGCCACGCCCACCGCCCCGAAGCGCGAGCTCTCGTGCTGGTACGGCGAAATCAAGGCCCGCGAAGACGTCCTCGCGATGCTGCGCCACTGCCTGAACCTCCCGGTCTCGACGACCGAGACGGAGGTGCTCGCGGCGCTCGACGCCGCCGTGGCCCTCGCGGCGACGGACGGGTCGGTGGGCGACGCGATCGAGGACGTGCGCGAGGCGATGCGCCTCCCGGTCGTCAACGCCGACGGCGCGGCGCCCGACCTCGCCGCCGAGGTGCGCAAGGCCCTCACCGCGCTCCCCGCGGGCGCGGGCAACGCCGAGATGTCCCGCGGTGCGCCCGCGGCCAACCCCGCCCCGAAGGAGGGCAAGACGATGAAGACGATGCTCGAACTGGCCGCGGAGCTGAAGGTCCCGGCCGCCACGGAGGACGCCGCGCGTGATGGCGTCCTCGCTCTCGCCCGCGACGGCCAGAGCGCCCGGCAGGCGCTCAAGCTCGCGGAGGGCGCCCCCCTCGCCCCGGCCCTCGCCGAGGTGGCGACCGACCGCGCGGAACTCGCGCAGGTGAAGGCCGCGCACGCCGCCACCACCGCGGAGCTCGCGCAGATCAAGGCCGACGCCGAGAAGGCCCGCAAGGAGTCCGCCGAGAAGGCCCTCCGCGAGCACGTCGACGCGGTCGCGCTCGCGAAGGGCTGGGACGACGACACCCGCGCGCTCGTGTTCGCGGGCGCGCTCGCGGACCCCGACGGCTTCACGAAGAAGCACCCGAAGCCCAGCGCGCAGGAGCTCGCGCAGCGCGCGCAGGACGGCCAGCGCTTCGCCCGCCTCCCCGGCTCGAACGGGGCCCCGCCGCCCGCCCCCGACGCCTCCGTCGCGACGACCGTGCAGAAGGAGGTCGAGGCCCTCCAGGCGTTCGCCGTCGAGCACGGCGAGACGCTCACCACGCTCGAAGCCTTCGCCCTCGTGAACGCGGGCGAGACCCTCCAGTCCTACGCGGCCCGCCTCGGCGTGCGCGCGGCCTGATCCGACCCACCAGGAGAAACGCACATGAAGACCCCTGTTCGCCTGTCGCCGCCGGTGCCGGGCACGAACGCCGAGAGCTCGACGATCACGGCCTACCGCCTCGTCGGCTACGGCACCCCCACCTCCACCAACAAGCAGCCGATCCAGTCGCTGCACAACTCGGGCGCCATCGAACGCATCGCGGGCGTGATCCAGGCCGACATCGAGGCCGGGGCCACGGGCGACGTGTACTGCCGCGAGGGGGACGAGGTGACGATCGAGTCGGACGGCTCGGCCACCATCGACTACGGCGACGAACTCATCGCCGTGGCGGGCGCCTCGCTCGCCGCGGGCGGTCGCGTCAAGGCGCGCGGCTCCACGAGCGCGGGCACCAACGTCCGCGTCGTCGGGCGCTGCGTGTCGCCGACCCAGATCCCGGCCACCGCGGGCGCGAAGCTCCGCATGCGCCTCTCCCTCTACAGCTTCCAGGGTGCGTGATCCCCACGCCCTGACGCCCCCACCCCACCGGAGATCACGACCCATGCTGATCAAGGATTCGGCGCAGCGCCGTCGCGCGCTCGCGCCCAACGAGTTCGGTCTCTCGCCCTTCGTGGCGGAAGTCCTCACCGGCCGCGGCATCGACCCGCGCGGCCACGCGGAGCGCCTCCGCGGCATCCACCAGTCCGCGCGCCTCGCGCGCCGCGAGACGCCCGGCGAGATCGAGTCGCGCGTGCGCCAGATGTTCTCGGGCCAGGTCCGCAGCCCGCGCTTCGAGGAGCTCGCGCTCACCCCCGGCGAGGTCGTCGTGCGCCAGCTCATCGAGCAGGCGGCGCTCGAAGCCTACGACACCGAGTCGATCGCGGACGAGTACTGCCCCATCCAGTTCGTGGACAGCCGCAAGGGCACCTACTACGTGCGCGACCGCGCGACCGAGCTCCAGGAGTTCGACACGCGCGTGGGGCCCTCGTCCGACGGCGTCGAGCTCCCGCAGGAGGTCGCCGCGGGCACCTACGACGTGGAGGACCACACGGCGAAGGACTCGGTGAACCGCGCCACCAACGCGGCCGCGCCGAGCATCGAGAACCGCATGATCGCCGCGATGCGCGCGCGGGTGATGCTCCTGCGCCAGCACGAGATCAAGTCCGCGACGACGCTGATGACGAGCGGCACCTACAACGCGTCGAACACGAAGACGATCGCGTCGGGCGCGCAGTGGAACGGCGGCGCGTCGGCCGACCCGATCGACGACTGCCAGGACGCCATCGCCGGGTGCACCGCGCCCCCGACCCACGCCATCTTCGGCCTGGAGACGTGGCAGGCCGCGCAGGGCAACGACACGCTGATGGCGATCGTCGGCACGCGGCCCGACAACAAGGGCCTCCTCGCGGCCGAGAGCTTCGCGATGTACTGGGGCCTGGAGTCGGTGCTGATCTCGCGGCGGCAGTACATCCCCTCGGGGACGAGCACGCTCACCCGCATGTACGGCACGGCGAGCGTCGCGTTCGTGCACGTGTCGCGCGACGAGAACGCCCGGACGTTCCTGCGCACGTTCATGCTCCGCCAGGGCACGAACGGCCTCGTCTCCCTGCCCTACTTCAACGCGGAGAAGGGCATCCAGGGGACGGACATGGAGAAGGTGTCGTTCTCGAAGACGATCAAGGTGATCGACGACACCTACGGCTACCTCCTCATCAACGCGAGGCAGTAGCCGTGGCCGACCCGAAGAAGAACGCGCCCCCGGCCCCCGCGGCCGAAGGGGACGCCCTCCTCGCGGCGCAGGGCGAGCTCGAACAGCTCAAGCTCCGCGTGCAGGAGCTCGAAGGCGAGCAGGCCCACCTCCTCGCCGAGAACAAGGGCCTGCACGGCGAGTTCGACCGCGTGCAGAAGCTCCTCCGCGGCGCGGAGGACGAGAAGCGCAAGGCACTCGACGCGCAGCGCGCGCAGTTCGACCTCGCATGGAAAGAGCGCGAAGCCGCCCTCGCCGCCACGCCCACCCCGGCCCCGGCGGACGCTGGACCGAAGCGCTACCGCGCGGTCGGCAACCACCAGCTCGTGCGCGACGGCGCGCGGGTGAAGCTCGTCCACGGGACGCTCCTCCCGGCGGACTTCGACGTGACGACGCTGCCCGCGGGCGGCTACGAGGAGGTCTGAGATGAGCTTCAACCCGATGGCCTGGCTGCGCTCCCTCGTGGGCGACGGCAAGGTGCTCAAGCGGAGCGGTAACGGCTTCGTCGGCGCCGCCGTGGCGGCCACCGACGCGGCCAACACCTTCACGGGCGCGCAGACGATCGCCCCGACCGCGGCCACGTCCGGCGCGCGCACGGCCCTCACCGTGACCGGCGCCGCCGACACGGGCGTCACGGCCTCGACCGAGCAGTCGGACGTCCACCTGAACCTCGCGCGCACGGTGACGTTCGCCACGGGTTCGCTCACGACGCAGCGCGCGGTGCGCCTCCGCGCGCCGACCTACGCCTTCGCGGGCGCGAGCACCCTCACGACCGCCGTCACGCTCGACATCGACAACGCCCCGCAGGCGGGCACGAACGCGACGATCTCGGCGGCCTACGCCCTGCGCGTCGTCGCGGGCGCGTCGTACTTCGGCGGCTCGGTCAGCATCGGCGGTGCGCCCGATGCCAAGGCCGCGCTGACGGTCACGAGCACCACGCAGGGCTTCCTCCCGCCGCGCATGACCTCGACGCAGCGGGACGCCATTTCGTCGCCGACCGCGGGCCTCGTCATCTACAATAGCACGTCGAACAAGCTGAACTTCTACAACGGTTCGGCCTGGGAAGTCGTCACCTCGGCGTAGCCCGAGATCCCCGAGGTCAGACGCGGACCAAGCCCCCGCACGCCCCGCGTCCGACCGCCCCTTCTCACCCCTGCACCACGATGGCCACCACCCCGCGCTACCTCGGCACGACGACGTCGGCCGCGAAGCAGTACCTTGAAGACTCCCTGGAGTCGGAGGTCTACCTCGCAGTGTTCGACGCCGACCGCGACGGCACCGTGGGGTCCGGCTCGACCGACGAGACCGAGCTCGCGCGCGCGGTGGCCCGCGCCGAGACCAAGGTCGATGAGATCCTCGGCGCCTCGCACGGCGCCCCCTGGAGCGCGGACGCGTTCGCGGCGCTCGCCGAAGGCGTGCGCGACTCCATCAAGGAGTGCGCGCTGGAGATGTCGCTCTGGGAGCGGGTGAAGTTCCGCCCGCTGATGAGCGACGAGAAGAAGGCCCCCTACCGCCAGCTCTGGAAGGACGCGCACGCGCGCTTGAAGGACCTCGCGGCCGATCGCCAGCGGCGCCTTGGCGGCTCCGCCGTGCCCGAGCCGACGCTCACCGCGGGCGGTGTGGTCGAGCCCGACGAAGACCTCTCGGGCGACTGGACGAACGCCGTCGCGGGCAACTCCACGGTGGGGTTCTGATGATCGTCCTCGGCGTGGAGATGGACGCGGGCGCAGTCCACCACAACCTCATCGGCCTGCGGGCCTCGCTCGACGAGGAGCTCGCGCGCGCCTTCCGCGAGGTCGGCGAGGTGGTGGCGAGCGCCGCGCGGGCCGACCACCCGTACCGCGACCAGACCGGGCGGCTCACGCGTTCGACGCGCGCCTACGCCCCCCGCGGGCGCTTCCTCGGCGACACGCTCGCCGTCGAGGTGATCGCGAACATCCCCTACGCCACGAACGTCGCCGACCACTACCGCGAGGACTGGCTCGAACGCGCGCTCACCGCCCAGGACGGGCGGGTCGAGCACGAGCTGGAGCGAGCCCTCGCCCGCGCCGTGGCCGTCTCGAATTTCGGCTGACCCATGGCCACCACCCTCGATGCGATTGAGACGGCGCTTTTCGCCGCGCTCGACACCAAGCGCCAGACCGCCGGCGCGGCGCTCACCACGACGCGGCCCTTCCGCTCCGTGGCGCGCTGGTCGGCCGAGGGGCGGCCCGAAGACGTGGCCGAAGCGGCGGCGGGCGTCTGCCCCTCCGCGCTCCTCGTGTACCTCGGGAGCGACGCGGTCACGGGCCGGGGCGGGGACGATTACGTCGAGACGCTCGGGCACGACGGGGAGGTGGTGGAGGACCACCTCTTCGGCGTCTACGTGACCGTCGCCGACACGCGCGGCGACGCCGCCACCGTGAAGGGCGGCACGGCCCTCCCGGGCGTCCTCGCGTGCTCGCACGCGGTGGCCGATGCCCTGGCGGGCCTGCGCGTGTCCGGCCTCAAGTCGGGCGGCGTGGTGCACCTCGTCCGCCGCCGACCGCTCGCCCGCACGGCCAGCGGCGCGACGCACGTCCTCTACTTCCGCGCCCGCGCCACGCTCGCCGCGACCACCGAGACGCTCCCGGGTGTCGCGCTCGCGCGCGTGGACACGACCGTGACCGACGCGACCCCTGACGTGGACACCGAGACCGTGACGCTCGCCGTCGAGCGCACGCCCATCACCTGACGGAGACCCCATGCCCCTGTCCTTCCCGAGCGGCTACACCCCGTCGCTGCTCCCGGCCATCGCGACGTCCGTGCGCTTCGGCGTCGGCACGTCGCCCGCGTCGAGCGATTACAAGCCCGTCTTCCTCGGCAACAAGACCAGTGCGGGCCTCGCGACCGTCGCGGTCCCGATCGAGGTCTTCGGCCCCGAGGACGCCGACACGCAGTTCGGCGCGCGGAGCGAGCTCGCCAAGATGCTGCGCGCGTGGTTCAAGATCGCGCCGCGCGGGCGCGTGTGGGCCTGCCCCGTGGCCGAGAACGGCTCGGGCGTGGCGGCGACCGCGACGCTCCTCTTCGCCACCACGGCCACGGCGAACGGCGTGGTGCGCATCCGCATCAACGGGCGCACGCTGCCCGAGGTGGTGATCACGTCGGGCGACACGGCCTCGACGGTGGCCGCCGCGGTGGAGGCGATGCTCGACCTCTACACGGACCTTCCCTGCACGGCGAGCGTCTCGACGGCGACCGTGACGCTCACAGCGGCGAACGTCGGCCCGCGCGGCAACAACCTCCGCCTCGTCTGCGAGATCGTGCCGTCGGGCACCGCCGCCGTCGCGATGACCGTGGCCCTCAACGGCGGGAGCGCCGCGACGAAGGTGGACGGGCGCTTCGGCACGGACTCGGCGACGGCCGGGTCGGGCGCGGACGACTTCACCGCCGCCATCGCCGCGATCAACACCGGGGACTACGACTTCGTGGTCGGCGCGTGCTCGGACGACACGAACCGCGGCCTCGTCTCGTCGCACGTCACGAGCGCGAGCGCGATCAGCGAGGGGCGTCGCCGCGTCGGCATCTGCGCCTCGCTCACGTCCACCCTCTCGGGCTCCGGGTCGGTGGCCGAGGACGCGCAGGCGCACAACAACGTCCTCCTGCGCGTGATCCACCTCAAGGGCGCGCACAACGCCACAGGCGAGATGGCGGCGGCCTACTGCGCGGCGCACATCTACGGCGACGGCGTGCGCAAGGGCATCGCACAGTACACGGCCGCCAACCAGAACGCGCTCCAGCTCGCGCCCGCGATCTACGCGCCCGAGGTCACGGACTACACGACCAACACGCAGCGCGCCGCGCTCCTCGCGGCGGGCGTGTCGGTGTGCGTGGCGTCGTTCGCGAACCCTGGCTACGCCCAGGTCGTGCGGCCGGTGACGACGCGCACGCAGGCGCTCTCGGGCGCGACCTCGTACCTCGTGATCGACCCGTCGAAGGTCACCGTGTCCTTCGAGGTGGCCGATCGCTGGGAGACGTTCTGCGCCGAAGCGTACGCCGGGAAGAACCTCGCGCCGAACCCGACGGACCCGGACAACACGCCCTCGAACGAGGACGTGATCTGGCCCGACGCGATGCGCGAGGATGTGCTCGCGCTCCTCCGCACGATGGAGGATGAGGGCAAGCTCGTGAACGTCAACGCGCACGCCGACGAGGTGGTCGTCGAGGCGTCGGAGTCGGACGCGACCGTCGCGCTCGTCACGATCCCCGTCGCGGTGATCCCGCACCTCCACTCTGTCGTCAACACCGTCAACCAGGTCGGCTGAGGGATACACCATGGCACGCAAAGAATTCTCGGGGGGCGGCAGGCTCTGGATGGACGGCTCGCTCGTCGGCGACGCCACCACGATCAGCTTCTCGCGCGGCGGCGGCTCGACGCGCATCGTCACGACGGGCGGCAACACGGGCGAGGTCAAGCAGGACCCCACGATGGCCAAGGTCAGCGTGCAGCACGCCGTGCCGAAGACCGGCACGATGATCCAGCGCCTCGCGCGCGCCCTCGAAGCCGCCACCGACCACACCTGGAAGGTCGTCGTCGGCAACAACGTCCGCGTGGTGCGCGGCAAGATCACGTCCGAGAAGCTCGACACGGCCCCCGGCAAGGGGGACTACAGCTTCGAGATCGAGGGCGACGCGCAGAGCGTCGGGTGACCGTGGCGAAGGACCTCGACCTCTCGCCGTTCCGCGCGGCGATGAAACAGCGCGGCCGCCCCGCGTCCGACGCGATCAAGCTCCCCGGGTGCGCGGCCACCGTGCGCCTGTGGGTGCCGTCGGCGAGCGAGCGCGAGGAGGCTGACGCCGAGGCGCGCAAGCACCTCACGGCCTCGCTCAAGCTCGACGCGCTCCAGCTCTCACTCGCCGTGGACTCCGAGCTCCACCAGCGGGCGTTCGAGCTCGAACTCCTCGCGCGCGTGCTGCGTGACCCGTCGGACCCGTCGCAGGCGTTCTGCGAGTCAGTGGACGAGCTGCGCGACCCGGACAGCGGCTTCACCGACGAGGATCGCAAGTACCTGATGGCGGCCCTGCGCGACTTCGAAGCGTCGCGCTACGAGCCCGCGCTCCCCGACGAGGACGCGAAGGTTCTGGAGCTGATTCGCGACCTAAAAGCCGCTGGGGGTCTGTCGGACTTCGTGGAACGATGCAGCGTCGATACGCTGCGCTCCATCGTGCGCTCACTGGCGGGTCGGTCGCCGATGCCGACCTCGCCCAGCTCCTCGGCTACGTGATGGCCGAGTGGGCGGAGTACGAGTGGACGATGCGCGGCGTGTTCCCGATCTGGCCACAGACCCCCTTCACTCCCGAAGACTGAACTGACGTGGCCGAAGCCGTACTCCGCATCAAGCCCGAAGGGGGCGCCGAAGTCGCGCGCCTCCTCGCGGACGTGGAACGGCTCGTCGAGGCCGCGCAACAGCGCCGCGAGCGCTCGGGGCGCGCCTCGCGCCAACGCCAGCAGCGCGACCAGCAGCAGGCCACGGCCGTCGAGGTCGCGGGCTACCGCACCTCCGCGAAGGCTGCGGACGATTCCTTCGCGCGCATCACCCGGTCGCGCCTCCGCGCGCTCGCGCTCCAGGGCGCCGCGGAAAAGAAGTTCACCGCGGACTTCACGCGCGCCTATCAGGACGCCACGCGCGCGATCGAGGCCGAGACCGGCAAGCGCATCGGTCTCTCGGACAAAGAGCAGCGCCGCGTCGAGAACCTCGCCCTCGCCCTCGTGCACTCGCGCGAGCAGGCCGAGCGGCGTATTACTCGTTCGATCGAGGAGGAGCACCGCAAGCGCACCCGCCTCACCGACCAGCGCGTCGGCGCCGTCGGCCGCGCGGCGGGACAGGTCGGGAGCACGGGCCTCTCCGTGGCGCAGCAGCTCCACGGCGAACTCCAAGACGCCCGCACGCGCCGCGCCGCGATCCAGTCGAGCGTGATCGGCGCCGTGTCGCAGGTGGGCGTCACGGACCTCGGCGAGGTGAACGCGCTCACCGATCGCGTCGTGAACGCCGCCGTCGAGCACGGCCTCTCCCCTGAGGTGATCGCGAACGCCATCGGCGCCGCGCAGACGCAGTTCTCGACGCTCGGTGCGATGGACCAGCTCGGTGGCGCGGCCAATCGCGACCGGCGCGCGGACGTGTACCAGAGCGCGATCGACACCGCCGTCCAGGGGCGCAACCTCGGGGTGGACCCGGGCGAGTTCTCGCGCCTGATGGGGATGCTCGGTCAGGCCGGGATGGGCGCCAACGACCGGCAATTCCTGGCAGCCTGGACCGTGGCGGCGCAGGACCGCGGCGCGGTCGAGACGGGCTCGGTCACGCGCGAGGGCCTTGCGGCGATCATGGCCCGGATGAACGCCGCGGGCTCCGCGCTCGGGCCGAACGCCACGCCCGAGCAGCGCTCGGCGGCGATGCGCGCGGGCTACCAGCAGGCGTTCGCGGAGCTCGAAGTCTTCAAGAGCCTCGGGGAGAGCGTGCGCCGCGCGGGTGGCGCGATGGTGGGCTTTGAGCGCGCGCTCTCGAACCGCGGCGTGCTCACGCGCATGCAGGGCAACATCGAGAACCTCCAAGACCGCACGCAGCGCGCCCGCGTGCAACAAGCCCTCTTCACGCGCGACGGCCAGCTTCGGCAGGGGCTCGACAACCCCCTGCGCTTCGCGTCGGCGCTGATGGGCGCCGGGATGAGCGACCCGCGCGCCATCGCCAACCTCTTCGCGGGCACGGGCGCCGGGAACCCGATGTCGCTCACGTCGAACTTCCGCGCGATGCTCCTCGGCCTCGCGTCGCGCGACGCCAACGGGCGCACGGCGGCCGACCGGATCAACGCCCTCACGGACGCGGGGATCGCGATGAGCCCGCAGGCGATGGCCGCGCGCGCCGCGCTCTACGAGCAGTCGGACGCCGCGAAGCTCGCCTCCGAGGAAGCCTCGCGCCTGAAGGCCCTCACCGCGAACACGGCGGGCCTCAACAACCTCTCGAACGCCCTCGCCGGGTTTCAGGCGCGGAACCCGATCGCCTCGAAGGTGCTCCCTGCGGGTGCCGGGCTCCTCACGGCGGCGCTCGGCGGGACCAAGACCGCTGCGGGCCTCGTGGGCGCCTCGCTCCTCAACAGCGCAGGGTCGGCCCTCACGGGCGAGAACCTCGCGGGCCGCAAGCTCTCGCTCGGCGAGCGGGCGACGCGCCTGATGAACGCGGTCAACGGCGCCCCGGGCGCCATCGCGTCGATCGGCACCGCCGCGCAGGACCTCTACCAGGGCGCGCGCAACGGCAACCTGGAGCGCCTCCTCGGGAGCCTCCCCGGCGAGATCGCCCGCGCGATCGGCGCCAACCCCCCGCAGGTGTCGGCGCACGACGTGGCGCACGTCACCGCCGTGCAGACGACGCGCGTGAGACCTGTCGAATGAGCGACCTCGCCCGCACCGTCGCGGCCTTCAGCTACGAGGGCGTCGTCTTCCCCGGCACGGACACGTCCGTGAAGTGGGGCCACGACAAGGCCACGCACCAGGGCTACCTCCAGCGCGGCGCGGTGATCGAGACCACGGGGCAGCGCGCGCGTGTGATCACCGTGCGCGTGCCCCTGCGCAACTCCCTCCGCTGGACGGGTAGCGCCACGCGCCTCTACCCGGAGACCTACCTCGCACTCCGCGAGAAGCTCAAGCAGGCCGAAGGGTTCCTCACGCACCCGACCTACGGGTCGATCGTCGTGCACGTGGACGACGTCGACGAGAACGTCGATCCGCTCCGCCCCGACGGCCTCGACCTCACGCTGACCTTCACCGAGCAGGACGCGCTCACGCAAGAGCTCGACCTCTCGCTCGGGTCGGCCGCGACCCCGACCGACGCCGCGCTCGCGTACGCCGCCGAGGCCGACGACGCCGCCGCGGGCCTCGACCTCACGACGTCGACCTCGCTCGAAGACACCCTCGGCGCGGCGTTCGACTATCTCGACGAGACCGCGCGCACCCCCGCGCAGGCGTTCGCTCGCTTCGGGGAGATCGTCGCGGACGTGACCGCGCGCATGGCGGACCCCGGCGCGGCGAGCACGGACGGCCACCTCTACCGCGTGGCGCTCTCGCGGGTGCTCGCGGCGTCGCTGCGGGCGCGCGAGGCGTACACGGACACCGAGGGCGCGGTTGAGACCGTGACCGTCCCCGAGGCCATGTCGCTCGCCCGCGCCGCCGTGCTCGCGTACGGCGACCCGCGGCGCGCGGCCGACCTCGCCGCACGCAACCGCCTCCTCGACCCGTCGCTGATCCCCGCGGGCACGGTGCTCGTCCTGTGAGCGCGATCACGCACGACGCGGAGCTGCGCCTCGGGGCGACCCGCCAGCGCCTTGAAGGTCTCGACGAGCTCACGCTCACGCACGACCTCCTCGCGCCCGGCTCCCCGACAACGGTCTCGCTCTGGCGCCCGCCGACGGCTCGCCCGTGGCCCGAGTCGGCGCTCTACGCCCTCGCGAAGATCTACAGCCCCGTGGAGTTCGCGATCGAGGGCGCGCTCCAGACGCGCGGCGTGATCGAACGCGTGGCGGTGGCCGCGGACCACGGCGGCACGGCGCTTCGCCTCACCTTCCGCGACCTCACCGGGGCCGCGCAGACGGCCGACGCCGACCCGCACCTCTCGCTCCGGTCGGAGACGCTCCTCGGGGCGCTGGAGAAGCTCTACCAGCCGCTCGGCATCGCCGTCACCGTGGGGACCGACGCCGACGACGCGCGACGCACGCTCGCGGGGATGCGCCCCGGCGCGCGCGTCTCGCCCGCGCGCAAGTCCCGTCGCCCGCGCCGGGCGCACCCGGTGGACAAGTTCCGCATTCAGCCCGGCCAGAAGGTGCAGGCCGTCGCCGACGCCCTCTGCCGACGCCACGGCTACCTCCTCTTCTCTGCGCCCTACGGCGACGGCGTGGGCCTCGTGATCGACAAGCCCGCCGAGTCCCCCGTGCTCTACCAGCTCACCCGCAAGCGCCAGCCTGATGGCTCGGTGCGCGGGAACCTCCTCACGGGCGAGCGCAGCCTGGACGCGATGGCCCTCCCCACGGAGGTCACGGTGTTCGGTCACTCGCCCGCGACTGACCGCGAGGACATCTACCACCGCAACGCAGTGCAGAACGACGTGCTCGCGCACCCACGCGTCGAGTCGGTGTACCTCCCGCGCCCGCGCTACCTGCGCGACGCGCACGCGACCACGCCGCAGATCGCGACGCAGCGCGCGCGCCGGGAGCTCGCCGAGGCCAACGCGGGCTTCGACGTGTACACCGCCACCGTGCAGGGCTGGACGCAGGGGTCACCGGGCCGGGGCCCGTGGCTCTACGCGATCAACACCCTCGCGCAGATCGATGACGACGAGACGGGCACGCGCGGCGACTGGCTCATCACGCAGGTGACGTTCCGGCGCTCGCGCAAGGACGGCACGCTCGCGCAGCTCCGACTCGTGCCAAAGGGCGCGCTCCAACTCTACCCGGACGAATCGCCGTGATCACCCGTTGGAAGCTCGTCCGCGCGGCGCTCGACGCGACCTCGAAGCTCCTGCACGCGCACGCCCTCACCGACGGCGACGAGGGCGACGACACCCTCACGTCCGCGGAGCCGAACGCCACGTTCGTGCAGCAGCTCGGCGTCGCCGCCCGCCCCGTGATCGCCCGCACTCTTCGCGCGCTCGGTGTCGAGCACGGCGCCGAGGTGTTGCTGCTCAAGGTGTGGGACAAGACGAAGCTCCCCGCGTCGCTCGACGAGGGCGAGACCCAGGTGTTCGCGTGCGGGGACGTGACCGTGCGCCTTCGAATGCGCACGACCGGCGTCACCCTCGAAGCGAAGGGCGCGACGGTGACGATCACGAGCGCGGGGGCGATCCAGATCACGCCCGCGTCGGGACAGGACCTCACCCTCAACAGCGGGACACTCAAGGTCGCGCGGGAGACCGACACGGTGAGCGCGGTCGCGTCGATGGCGACGTGGATTGGAGCGCTCACGACGTACGTCAACACGGCCGCCCCCGGCACACTCGTCGCCCCCTCGGGCTTCGGCGTGATCGCCACGGGTGCAGGCGCTGCGCGGGTGAAGGCATGACGCGCGCGTCCCGCAAGATCAACGCTCTCTCGGGCGAGTACACGCACGACGCCGCGGCCCGCACGTGGTCGCGCGCCGACTCACCCGAGCTCGCGATCGTCCAGAACGTCCTCCGCACGCCCCTCGGGGCTGCCGCCCGCGACCCGTCCTACGGCGTCGCGCCCGTCGAGAACGCGGCCCCCAACGCCGCCGCGGTGTGGCGCCAGAACGTGCTCGTTGCGCTCAAGCGCTGGATCGACCGTGGCGTCCTGCGCGACGTGACCGTGGAGGCCGAGGTCGTCCGCACGGAGTACGGCCACGAGCTCCGCTACGCGGTGGAGTTCCGCGGCCAGAGCACGAGCCGCACGCAGCGCTTCCCCGCGACCGGATTCGAGGTGATTTGACCGATGGCCTTCGTTGTCCGCACCGCCGCCGAGATCCGCGACACGGCCCTCACGAACCTGCGCGCGCGCTACCTCGCCGCAGGCTCCGACATCGACATCCAGGAGGGTTCGGACGTCTACAACGAGTTCGACGCCCTGGCGCTGGAGTTCGAGAGCCTGGAGCTCGCCGCGGAGACCGCCGCCGAGCGCGTGCTCGTCCGCTCGACCTTCGGCACTGACCTCGACCTCTTCGCCGAGGACCTCGGAACGCGGCGGCTCGAAGCGACGAGCGCGCGCCGCTACGTCACCGTCACGGGCGCGAACTCTACGACCTACACGCTCTCAGGCACCGCCACGCTCAACGCCGCGTCGGGCGTGCGCTTCCTGCCGATCGACACGAACGGCGCGGCCCTCACGGGCGTCACCACGAACGGGAGCGGGTCGGCCGTCGTCCTCACCGAGGCCCAGACCGACGGCACCGTCGGCAACCTCGAAGCGGGCACCGTCCTCACCTGGTCCAGCGCCCCCTCGGGGATGGGCGCGACCGGCACGATCATCGACGACGCGGACGTGTCCCCGGCGCCGTCTCCGTCCTACGAGCGCGAGGGCGAAGACGCCGAGTCCGACGAGGACCTCCAGACACGCCTCCTGGAGATCCTGCGCGAACGGCCCGCGAGCGGAAACAGGGCCGACTGGCGCGCGCGCGGACTGGAGATCAGCGGGGTGGACGCCGTCTTCGTCTACCCCCTCATCGCGCCGCCCGTCGCGTACCCCGGCGCAGGGACGCCCCACACGCCCGGGTGCGTGACGGTGGTGCTCCTCGGCCCCGCGCAGGGCGACTCGACGAACGAAACCCGCGTGATCGGGGGCACCCCAGGCGAGGATCTCCCCGCGCACAAGGGCTACTTCGAAGGGACGCACGACGCGAACCAGAACCCCCGCACGGGCACGGCCGAAGCCTTCGCGCAGTGGCGCCCGGTGGGGATGGAAGAAGCGGACTACTCGGTCGAGGCCGTCACCACGCAGTCGCAGGACGTGTCCGTGCAGCTCGTGCTCGACGCGTCGGCCTCGTGGGGCTGGACCGGGAGCGCGATGACGATCGCGTCGAGCACGACCACCACGATCGTGATCGCGGGCGACCAGACCGCGAAGAACGGCGCCGACGCGCTGGTGTTCATCGGCACCGCGCACACGCGCGGCGGCTGGACGAAGGTCAACCTCGGTACGGGCGTCTACGCGACGGGCAACACGACGTTCACGTTCACGGCGCTGGCTGCGGCGCCCGACACGTCCAAGGGGTGCTACCCCGCGCCCTCGAACTGGGAGGCGCTGCGGCTCGCGGCGTTCGCGCACTTCGACGCGCTCGGGCCGGGGGACGTAGGGACGGACACCTATCCCCGCAGTGCGCGCTTCCCGCCCGAGTCGTGGGGCGCGCGCGCCCGGCTCTACCGCCTGCGGCTCGCGATGGACCTGATGGGCGTGCGCGGCACGCTCACAGCGGAGCTCACGAACCCCCTCGCGGACGTAACGCCCGCGCAGAAGACGCTCGTGACGCTCGACGAGTTCCTGGTGACGCAGTGAACTACCGACAGGCGAACCCGCCGTCGACCGGCGTGCAGGAACGCGACGGGTCACAGCGCACGCCGCACGCGCCGCAGTTGGGCGTCGAGTCGAGCGCCTCGCAGCCGTTGTCGAGCGTGCCGTCGCAGTTGGCGAAGCCTGCGACACAGCGCCGGTTGCAGACCCCGCCCGCACAGACCGGCCCGACGCTCGGTCGCGCAGGGTCGGCCGGCGGGCACGCCCGACCGCACATGCCGCAGTTCGAGAGGTCGGCCACGGTGTTCACCTCGCAGCCGTTGGCCGGGTCACCGTCGCAGTTCGACCAGCCGTCGAGGCAGTTGCGCAGCGCGCACCGCCCCGCCGTGCACGCGAACGAAGCGTGGAGGCCCGTCGGGCAGTCGGCGCTCGTGGCGCAGCCGACGTCGACCGGCACATCCACGGCCGCGCGGTCCTCGACCGTCGGCCCTGCGTCCGCCGTGGCATCGACGGTCGGACGGTCTTCGGACGTCGCGTCCATCACCCCCGCATCCGCGGGCACGCACCGGCCGCTCTCGCAGACCGTCCCTGCGCCGCACGCGCCCGCGCAGGGCACGTCCGGGGGTGTCGCGACCTCCACGCCCGTGTCGGGCTTCGGGGTCGGCGGGGCGGGCTCCTGGGAGCCGCAGGCGGTAAGGATCAGAGCGAGCACGACGAGGGCAAGGCGCATAACCGCCGAGGCTATCCCCGCCCGGCCTCGACGCGTGAGAGTGACCGTCCGATCAGGGCGTCACGGGCAGGTGCCGCCGTCGCCTGTGAAGGTCTCGCAGCCGTTGGCGGCCACACCGTCGCAGTCGGCCCACGACGGGTCGCACAGCCGGAGGCACTGGCCCTGGACGCACGCCGGGGCGGCACGGTGCGGGGTGGCGGTGCCGACGCACTGCGCGCCCGCGTCGCACGGTGCGAAGGTGGGCGTTTCGGCGTCCGCGGTGGACGCGTCGGGCGCGGGTGAAGGGCCAGGGGCGGCGGCGCAGGCCGCGAGCACGATCGACAGAATGAGCGTTCGCATGTCCAGCCTCTACGCGTCGGACGGAAAAGGTTTCGCGTGAGCACCCCCTACGTCGCCCAGGACAGCGACCGTGTCTGGCGGACGAACGAGCTGCGGGAGTACCCCCGCTCGATCGTCCTTCGCCCGCTCGGGACCACGGCCCTCGTGGACGGGGCGCAGGCGTCGGTCGATGCGGTCCTCGTGGTCGAGAACAGCCGTGTGGTCGCGACCTACAGCGTCCCGACGGCGCTCGACATCTTCCGGCGCGAGCGCTTCCACGAGATCCACACGGCCTGGACCGAGGCGCGCGCGCGGTGGGTTTCGTACGGCTCAAGCGCCTCGACGAACTTCGCGAACTTCCCGCACATCGTCCCGGGCCTGCGGGTGGCCGCCCACTACCCCGTGAGCGAGCCGACGCTCCCGGCGGCGTTCTGGTCGACGTCGGCCTACACGGCGCCTGACACGGGCGCGGCGCTGGAGTCGGCCGCGGCGGCGTGGGGCTGGACGGAGGTGACCTGACGTGAGCGGCTTTGATCTCGCGCTCCCCACCGGGGACACCGACACCGACCGCTTCGCGCGCGAGCTCGCGATCCTCCGCGGCCCGGAGATCACCGCGCAGGACGGCACGCTCGTCGCGGCGCACCTGCGCACGCACGGCGAGCTCCTCGCGAACGCCCGCGAGGCCCTCCAGCGCGCCGTCGGGCAGGCGCACCCCGGCTCGGCCTCCGACCTCCTCGACGAGCTGGAGGAGCAGCACGGGCTCTCCCCGGGCGACGGCCTCACGACCACGCAGCGACGGGCGCGGCTCCTCGCGAAGATCCGAGCGCGCCGCGAAGGGACCGAGAACGCGCTCCTCGCGACCGTCCGCGCGCTCGAACCCACCGCCACGATCCAGGGCTTCGCGTGGTCGAGCGTGACGGCCTGGCCCCGCGCCACCCACCGCGTCGCCGTGGTCGTCCCGTCGGCGACGTGGGCGAACGCCGCGACGCGCGCGCAGATCGTCGCCGCCGTCGAGCAGCAGAAGCCCGCGCACATCGAGGTGCACGTCACCGTCACGGTGGGCTTTCGCTACGACGAGTCGCTTCTCGACCGCGACCTCCTCTCCGTCTGACAGGGAACACCGATGCCTTTCGAGTACACCACCGCCGTCTCGAAGTTCTGGGGCGGCAACCCCATGGTCCCCGACGGTCCCGCGAAGAACGCGCCGCTCTGGCGCAAGGTCTTCGACCGCCTCCTCGCGCTGCGCGATGGGGCGCTCGGCCGCCTGGAGTGGTCGGGCGACTTCGCCGTCGAGGGCTCGGCCGCCAACAGTTTCACCGTCACGATCGGCGCCATCTCCTGCGCGTGGGTGATCGACGGGAGCTCGAACTACGTCCCCCTCGCCTACGCGGGCGGCACGATCGATCAGACGGCGGTGCAGGGCGGGGGCGGCACGCTCGGCGCCGCGGTGGACTGGTGGCACGTCTACATCTACTCGAACGGCGGGAGCGCGGCCTTCGAGATCAGCCAGACGGCCCCGACCGGGAACCGCGTTTTCAAGACCGGGGACAACACCCGGCGCTACCTCGGGCGCTTCCGTACGAACGGTTCGGGTGTGCCGCTCGCCGTCACCGCGGTGCGCGGCCACTACCTCTACCGCGTCGATCAGGCGGTGAAGCTCTCGGGCAACGACACCTCGCGCACCGCGGTGATCGTGCGCCCCGACTCCACCACCGAGGAGTCGCTGATCCCCACCGACGTGAAGCTCGCGCGGCTGTACTTCCAGTACGACGCGCAGTCAGGCGGGGACCGTACGCTCTCGATCTACAACGCCAACACCTCGACGGTGAGCACCACGCTCGTCGGCAAGAACGTCGGCGCGGCGCAGACGATCCAGGCCGAGATGATGGTCGAGGTCGATGGCTCGCAGCAGTTCGCGTACGCCACGTCGAGCGGCGCCTCCACGATGAACGCCTACTGCCGGGGGTGGGTGGAATGAAGAAGGTCGTCACCTGCACCAGCGGCGCGCTCGCCACCTCGGCGAGTTGGAACGAGATCCAAGAACGGGCGCGCGGCCTCGTCACCGCCTCCGAGAACAACAACCTCTCGGGAATCAAGGGCTCCGACGCGGCCGTCCATCAGGCCGACGCGTCGCTCGCCACGGGCACGCTGCGCCTCCTCGACGACAAGAACGACTGGCGCGACCGCATCGTCTCCGGGTGGTTCGCGCGCGTCGGCGCCAACGACCGCGTCGGGCAGAGCACGGACTACAACCTCAGCGACCCCGCGGCCACGTCCGTCGCGATCTCGACGTTCGAGGGGGAGTACACGGGCACGGGCGCGTACTCCGCGACGGGCGGCTCGGGCACGGCCGTCTCGAACGGCAACCCCCCGGTGTGGGGCGCGTCGGGCGTGCGCTCGACGGCGATCGTCGTCGACGCGCACGGGTCGGGCTACGTCACCCTCTACGCCGACCCCACCACGGGCTATCTCTACGTCTACAACAACAGCGGGTCGTCGCTCTACTGGGTCCTCTTCGTCGAGGCCACGAGCGACACCGGAAAGCGCTGACAGGAGCACACGATGACCACACGCGCAGCCCTCGCGGCCCGCATCGCGGACCTTCCCTTCGGCTCGGACACGGGGCACCGGGTCTTCGCCGTCGACACGAGCGACGACTCCATCAACCTCGCACCCGGCGTCTACGAGGCGTTCAACGACGGCACGGCGAAGGTCTACGCGCGCCTCGGCGCGGCGACGGCCATCCCCGCCGACAAGGCCGCCGAGGAGGCCGGGCAGTTCGTGATTCCCGCGGGCGCGAGCGTGACCTTCGTGAACGACGAATCGGGCGACGGCACGCTGCACGCGAAGACGGCCAGCGGGACCACCACCCTCGACCTCCACCGGAAGCCGCTCTGATGGGTGCCATTCGACCGGGCAGTGGTGGTGGCGGGGGCGCATCCGCCCTCGGCGACCTCAGCGACATCGGCGCGATGGGTGAACCGATCGCGCAGGCCGACAACCTCACCGAGGTGGTGACCGCGATGGGTGGCGCCTCGGCGGTGCGCACGGCGATCTCCGCGGCCCAGGACGGTGCGCCTCCGACCGTGCTCTCGGACGCGATGGCCGGGAGCGGCTGGTCGATCGCGTCGGCGACGGGCGGCGCCGTCGCGTCGTGGGCGAGTTCGCCCGCGCGCCTCACGCTCGACTGCGACCCGGGGGCAGCGGGCTCGTGCGGCGTCACGCACACGACAAAGCTCCCGAACCGCGAGGAGTACTCGATCGCGATC